AAACCCTCCATGCGACTGATTCCCCCAGAGCTTACATATGCAACAGTTCCACCAGTATTGTTTTGCCATTCTTGTAGGTTTGCACTTTGCCCTGACGCACCCCTAACAACCATAGGTACAACAGCAGTGCTATTAGTAATAAAAGTAGCATTACCACTATCACCATTTATAGATGAACCAGAATTAGGGAACAATAATGAACCTGAAGCTGTTACACGCGTGACTGTGCCACCTGACGAGTTTTGCCATTCAGTGAGATTGGCTGACTGAGAGGCAGCACCTTTTATGCGTAGAGGAATAGCAGAGGCAGTAAATACTTGCATAAGGTTTTGCTGATACATTACGAAAGCACCAGCATTACTTACTGCCGCAGCAGTGTTACCACTACTTAACTGCCATTCTTGTAGGTTCGCACTTTGATTAAGCACACCTTGAACTACTAGACCCTTATTCGCTGTTCCCCCTGTAGTAACAGAAACAACACCTAAACCTAGATCGCTGTTTGCTCCTGCAGTTACTCTCGCAAAGTTACCGTACCCGTTTGAATCTATTGTTGCCAGGCTTGTTAACCCTACTGTCTGCCAGCGTGTTAGTGGAACGCTTTGACCTGTACCACCAGTTACTGTTACCGGTGTTTCAGAACCGATAGCAGGTGTAGCCCTCAATGTTTGTGTGCCAGTGAAAGTATTGTTACCAGTCTTATCGGCTTTACCAGCCAAATCTGTAGTCAAGTTAGTGACTTGCGATTGTGTTATAGACCCAGAAATGCTGACTGCTGTGCCTGCTGTTGTAGCGTAGGTTGCTGTGCCTGCTGTAGAGGCTGAGGCTACTGTCCCTGAAGTGAAGTCACTGACCTGTGAGCGAGTAATACTGCCTGTGAGGCCTACTGATGTTCCTGCGAGGGTAGCGTAACTGGCTGTCCCTGCTGTTGTAGCGTAGTCTGCGTTAGTTGCGTTTGTTGCTTGTGCTACTGTCCCTGAAGTGAAATCTGATACTTGACTGCGTGTTATAGATCCCGATAAACCTACTGCTGTCCCTGCTGTCGTAGCATAAGTGGCTGTATCTGCGTTAGTTGCCTGAGCGACAGTCCCAGAAGTGAAATCGCTGACCTGTGACTTAGTGATTGAACCTGAAATTGTTACTGATGTTCCTGATGTTGTCGCATAAACGCTAGTTCCAGCGTTAGTCGCATAAACTGCTGTGCCTGCTGTTTCAGCGTAAGTTGCTGTACCTGCATTGACTACAGACCCTGCCAAAGTCGCATACGCTACAGTCCCAGAAGTAAAATCACTGACCTGTGATCTAGTTATACTGCCTGATAAACCTACTGCTGTGCCTGCTGTTGTCGCATAAGTGGCTGTCCCTGCTGTAGAGGCGTGACTGGCTGTCCCTGAAGTAACAGAATAGGTTGCTGTGCCTGCTGTTACTGCTGAACCTACTGTTACAGCTGTTGAAGCAACATTCTCCCACAACGCTGTCCCAGCGACATAACGCAGCAAATCATTGTTTTGTGGACTAACAATCTTGACATCATGCAGTTCATCTAACTCATATCCGTTTTGAACTTTGACATAAACTTTACCGTTACCGGCTGAGGCTTTAGCAGCAACACCAACATAAACCATGTGTATCGGGGCTTGAGGTTTCGTTTGAGTAAACCCACCAGGAGTAGTGCCAGACAGATACAACTGTGCACCCTCAGTGATACCCTGCGTATTGATTCCCTCAATATAGCCTTCAACAATTACATAGCCGTCAGCATTGTTAGCAATATTGTCTGCCACCCAACCTAGAGTCCTAGCAGAAGTAGCATCACTGGAAGCGTTAGCGAGGCTCACTTGAGTATGTGTGCCGTTAGCCCCAGAAGTGTAGACGATAGCACCCTTAGAGAGGGTTGATCCTGTTTTATTTGTTACAACGACATAGATAGGTTCACCTTTAGCGTATGGTGCACCCTGAAAACCTGCTGTAGATTGAGCAACATCAACAGTAGTATCAGTTATCGTGATAGAGGTTACATCATTAGTTGTTGTAACATCGGTAACTGATTCGCTAGTAGAAACAATAACATCACTCATCTAGTCACATTCCCGACAACATTGAACGAACCTTGCAGAAGCCTAGTAACCTGCCCCTCTATACCAGCGACAAGCTCTAAATCATAGGCGTATGCTCCAGCCGAGATAGCACTAGATTGTGCTGAAGTGATCAGTAAAGCAATAGTGCCGGCAGTGCCACCAAGCGTAATCCCACCATTAGTGTCAGTCAAAGACAATAGGTAGGCTGTAGAGTCTGCTGCTTCACGAACCTGCATACGAGCAGAATAACCCGTATAGTTTAGGGCAGTCCCATTTTGTGTGACAGTGAAAGTTTTATCGTAGGTTGCACCCTGCCAGCAAGTAATGTTATATGTTCCAGGGTTAATCATTGACCAAATCCTTTACTAATCAAATAAACTGCGATAGAAGTAATGACAGCAGTAATCAACGGGGGAATCCAAGCATTCCGGTTAGCTTGCCTCTCCAAATCACGAATCCTCGCCTCATGATCTTGACTGCTTTGAAGTATCTGAATACTGTTTGCTTTCAGAATCTCTATGTCACGAACAATCTGCAACAATAAAGTCTGATTAGTAGGCTTAGGTGTTTCACTCATCGCCACTCATCTCCACACCACACACACCACAAAACACAGGTAAACCATCCTCATTTACAGAATGTTCAACACCCTGCTCACTACATCCAACAGTTTTACAAGTAATCATCCAGCAGCCGTCCCCGAAGTCATTTGAGTAGCGAAACCATAGATAACAACAGTGCCCGAACTAGACCCTGAACCATTATTCTTCAACCCAACAGTCACAGTTCCACTAGTCACAGCAGACACATAAGGAGTCAAAAAAGGGTCACTAGTAGATAAAGTGATGATAGGGGCAACACCAAAACGAGAAGCAGGAAAAGCGATAGCTACAGTAGCCGAACCATTAGAAGCAATAGCCCCACCCGTATAACTAGCCGTAATAGCTGAAACAGCGTAAGGCAATTTACTGAAATTACCGTTCAAATCACTGGCAGTGAGGACATCCCCAATGTTCCAGACTTTAGTTGCACTCATTATTTGTTCTCCTAAACTCTTATTCTACTAGCCGAGAGTATCAGTGTCTAAAACACCAAGAATCAGGCTATCCAACCGGAAAGGCAAATTATCTAGCGAAGCCAACCTAAAAATAATCTGGTCACGCTCCACATCAGTATTAGCATCAATACCTAACACCTGATAATACTTATCTACCACGCTACCTGTCGCAGACGGCTGAAAACACAACCTAACAACATCACGCAACTCTACAGCCAACACCTGATTCTGTTGTGTAGCAGACAAAGACTCTAAAGCAATAGTAATCGCTTCAGCACGATACTCAGGTAACCTAAACTCGGCCAACAGGTCAGCAGCAATAGTAGATGGTGCAGTCAAACTGGTAGTCAAATTATCTGTCTGACTATAAGTGCGTAACCCGTAACGGCTCTGCCCAGTCGTATCATTACTGGTCGCTGTAGCATTCACACCAATAACCTGCACCTGATTATAAAGCTGTTCAGATCCGTATTGAATCTGCAAATCAGTAAACGGTATACCCGTCCCATTACCGTAAGCGACACCCTGACTATTAGCGTCAGCGAAAGTCAAAATAGTTGCAGGGGCAACAGTAGAAGCAGTAGAAGACAGTAAACCTGATGTTGAAGCGTAGGCTGAACCACCCCAAGCAGTGCGATACCGGTTAGAAGCAGTATCAGTGTAGGCAGAATACCCGCCATCAAAATAATCTATAAACGCTGTACCAGGTTCAATCTGAAAACCCTCACCAGCGACAGTATAGGTAGTAGCCCCATAGACAGCGACAAGTAGGCCAGCACCACCCAAAACTGCTGTACTAGAAACAACACCCCCAACACGAACCCACTGACTATTAGCAGTGCTTACAGCCGTCACAGCTGTAGAAGCAATAGTCAAACCATCAGTGTCAAATAACTGGAAGAAACCATCATAAGTGCCAGTCACACCACGAACATAAGCACTAAACACATAACTAGACCCATTATTCGCATACCTGCCAGCATTGAAATCCTGAAAATCAAAGCCAACAAAACTTTCAGCAGGATCAACAGCAGTAACACTACCACCACGCCAAACAGTGCCACCAAACTGTGAAGCCGTAGCCGTAGCCATCGTACCCAACACATTCCAGTCAGCCAAACCACCATCAGTAATATAGGTTGTTGTAGCTGTAGAGGGGTAAGACACAAAATTGTATCTCATACTGTTAGACCAGTTATAGTCAGTGAAACTACGATCCTTAAACACCATTATGGCTGAAGCATTAGAATACAAGTCACCAGGCTCACTACGGGCAACCTGTTGGATGTAAGACAAAACACTATTACCAGCAGTCCAAGAGTCAGTACCTAATAGAGTCTGCCCATCAGTGACACCAGCATACTCGCCAGCAGTGAAACCGGTATAACCTAAAACAGTGCGAATCCTGTTACTGGTAGCCTCTACACGCCAAGCCTCACCACCAGTCAAAGCAGCATTACTAATCTTATAAATCTCATCTAAAGCAGTAACAAGAGCTTTACCGTTGAAACCAGCATCATCATAAGAGAACTGCCAATCCTGAATAAAACCAGTAAACTTCCGTAACCCATTAGCAGACACACGAATGTTCCCTCCAGGTTGCACCAGCGTATAACCGTTAGTAGCATCCCAGAGAGGTGAACTCGTATTCAAAGGGTCAAAGACACGACTATTATTTACAAACACAACATTCAGCGAACCAGCCGAATAATCCTCTAAAACCCTATTGATACCCCTAGAGATAGATACGCTCTGCACATACTGGCTGACATCAACCCAACTGCTAGAACCAAACTGTATCTCAACAACATAAGTAGGTAAAGCCATTATCTAGTAGTCCCATACGCATTCCATGATGAAGGCAAACCACCATTCTGTTTCGCATACTTACTGACAGCATCAACGACAGCTTTAGGGTCAGCACCCTGAACATTGATAGTAATCGGATTAGCATCAGAACCAGAACGAGAAACAATAGTATTCTGGCCACTGATAGAACCAAAACTAAAAACCTCGCCAGTAGGCTGAAACTTAGTTCCCGTAGTGTTCAAATCCTTGCCACCAGTAAAACTCAAGCCAGTGACCTTATTACTGGAAGCATTTTCACTAGCAGTCTTTAACCCAAGCATTTCCTCAAGTAGTTTTATCGCCTCAGTGACAGCCTCAATAATAAAGTTAATTTTCCCCAACACCACTTTCAATGTAGCGATAAGGGTAGAACCAGCACCGGAAGCAAAGAAAGTCTTACTAAAACCAATCAACGCTGCACCCTGACCATTCAAACGGTGTCTACGCCTACCACCCTTATAGTCATACTCGTTAGTCACAAGCTTGCGAGGAACACCAGACCCCTTACCTGCAACACCAACAATCGCTGGCATAGGTGAACGCCCCCAAATAGCTACCCGGCTAGTTATC